TCGTAATATTGGTGAGGGAGAGATTAATATAAAAGATAATTTATCACTCGTCGTGTTAGATCCAAGTGCAATTTTATAATCTTTTTTAGTTGATAAGCAAGATCAAGACGTTAAAGTATATTCACAAGAGCGAAAAAGCTCATTTGATCTTTGAAATTTTTTGAATTCGTGGTGGCAGAATAATGGGTCGCCAGCCCATAATGCATCGTGTAACATCTGAAAAGATGCTAAGCGGGTTGTGATAGCCATGCTGTGTAAGGTTGAAATAACCAGAGAGTACAACTCTGAGTGACGTAAGAAGACAACAAATCGTATCATATACTGATGGCTGTATTGTCTTGGAGGTAACCATTCCTCTCTATCGTTAACAGTGAGAGTAATTAACTCATTGGATAGTGACCGAATAACGCAGCGTGGAAGATAGCTTGTGAGTAATCATTACTCTCACCCACATTAATTTCTAAAAATGGTCGGCGTCTGAAAAGGCAAGAGAAACCTCTCCCTGCAAACGTTAAGCAGCTGTAAGTTTTGAGCTTTCATAACGACGAATCGATCCGGCCACCAATTTCGGCCATGAATTCTGTATGCCGTTGCCGAATAGGCGTTCTAGAAAATACAGAATGCGTTTGTAGGAGTCGCTGAAACCTTCAGTCATTTTCTAAATGCTCCAGTAGCTTAATGGTTAAAGCAGCCTCCTTATAAGGGGTAAGTCGTAGATAACGCGCCGATGAGAGTTCGAATCTCTCCTGGAGTACCATTTTTCTACACTGAATGTATCTAAACCACAATATCCCAGTAATAACCTGTTTTATCCGCAATGAATATCTCTACAATTTTACAAAAGGTCATGCAGAATATACGCTGTGTGATGTGCATAGTGTTGCTTCAATTGAAAAGCGTACACCTTTGTTTGAAGCATTTATTGAAAATGGAGTAAATTGGACACGTCGTCCCATCACAGCTTTTTGCTGGAAAAAAGATGCACCCATTCGCAAACTCAATGAATGCATGTATTGGGATTGCTTTTCACCTTACATTGATGTCCAGGTGCGTCAAAGACTTGCAGGATTGAGAGCAGATTTAATTGCACCCAACAATTGCAAACTGCAAGGTGAGTACTTGTTTACACTTGATTGGTCATGGGAAAACAAAGCTGGCAGCTGCAATGTAAACTTTTCTGAAACACCAGAGCACAAATGTGCACATGTTTTTAAAATGGATGAAGGCAACTTTTTTGCTTACCCCAACAACAGAATCATTTGGTATGACAAAGCATGGACTAAGAATCGCATCAAAAGCAATCCTGGCTATTTGATAGATGAAAACATTTACTCAGTTGAAAACTGCAATGCATTTGAAACTTCAAATGAATACATAACAACATTTGCATCTGCATCAGGATAAATATATGCATGACAACCGTACATTGGATGTATCTGCCGCTCATGAAGCCTCACAACATAAGCCATGATGAAATTTCTGAAATTTTATACAAGGCAGCCAATGAATGGAACAAAACCATGCAAAATTTGGTATCTTTTGAGAATGGTGCAGGTGATTTGCAAGTACGATTGTTTTTCGGCAATGCCATTGACAAAGTTAAATATCCGCACCGCGTAGCAGAATGCCGCAATAAAAAGGGATCTTGGGAGATAGAATTTGATATTAGAACAAAATGGCACAAAGGAAAAGGTTGGAGAAGAATTTTAGGAATTGGTGAAAACCTTGTGTCTGCTGCAATCCATGAGTTTGGACATGTCATGGATTTGCCGCATTCTTCAGATTATGGTCACATTATGCATGCTGAAATACGTGATTTAAATGCATTATCATCTGGAGAATCAGCAAAATATAAACAATTTTATCTCGAAAGAGAGAAATTTAATGACTAGTGTTTTTATAGGCAATTTTTAAACTAAATATCTATGATTAACATGGAGGACAAAAAGAACATCATATTAGAGTTTATTAATGGTGGCTGGATTATTCTAGTGGTGGGTGCTGCTGGAATGGCTGCTCGAATAATCTACAGTGGTACCAAACACTCTATCATTGACATTGTTAAAAAAATGTTTGCCGCAATGCTTTGTTCTGGAATTGCCTGGTTTGTTTTGGAGCAAACAGAAATTTCAAGTTTAACAAAAGCAATTAGTTATGGCGTTGTTGGTGTTGTTAGTCCAGAGATTGTAAATGGTCTCATTAAAATTGCTGCAAGATTTGCTAAAAATCCCATCAAGTTTTTCAACGACAACAGATCAAATTAAGTTGATTTATTCAATCAATACACAATAATAGCAATATGAACAGACGTGATTTTATTCGCATTGGTGGTGCAGGCAGTGTATCTCTTGCTCAGCTACTAAAAGCTCAGCAGCAAGAGAAGCAAGCAAAAGCAAAAGCAGTTATTCAGATTTACTTGCCAGGTGGCATGAGTCATCAAGATTCATGGGATTACAAAATGAATGGCTCTCCTGAATATCGCGGCCCGTTCAATGGAATAAAAACAAAGATTGATGGAGTATTTTTTGGTGAGTTGCTTGCACGCACCGCACAAATTAGCAATAATCTCACCATCATACGTTCCATGACACATGGTGAAGCTGCACATGAGCGTGGCACACACAACATGCTCACTGGATACAGACCAAGCCCTGCTTTGCAGTATCCTTCTTTTGGAAGTGTTATAAATCACGAACTTGGCAGTCAAAATAATTTGCCAGCATATGTGCTGATTCCTAATCAGTTTGCACCAGAAAATGGCACAGGATATTTGTCAACAAAATATGGTGCATTTGCCATTGGTAGCAATCCAGAAGATCCAAGCTTCACAGTCAAAGATCTCTCACCTTCTGCAGATGTATCTCAGCAAAGCTTTGATCGCCGCAGGTCACTGCTGGATGCAGTTGACAATCACTTTTTTGAGAAAGAAAAAGGTGTTGATGCAGTCAAAGCCATGGATACATTTTATAAAGATGCATACAGCATGGTCACCTCACAAAAAGCACGTGAAGCATTCTTGCTCAAGAATGAACCAGAGCCTGTAAGAGAATTTTATGGTAAAAATGCGGCTGGTCAGCGCTTGCTGTTGGCACGCAGATTAATTGAATCTGGTGTAAGAATGGTTACAGTATCTTATGGCGGTTGGGATCATCACTCCAATTTAAAAGAAGCATACATTCAAAACATGGTCAATTTTGACAAAGCATTTGCAGCTCTCATCACAGATTTGAAGCAGCGTGGTTTGTTGGAATCTACTCTTGTGATGGTGACATCAGAATTTGGCCGCACCCCCAAAATTAACAGTACAAATGGCCGAGATCACTGGCCTCGTGTGTTTAGCACAGTTGTAGCAGGTGGCGGTACAAAAGCTGGATATGTGCATGGAAGCAGTGATGCACTGGCTTCAGAACCAGATTCAGATCCAGTATCTCCAGGAGATCTTGCCACAACAATGTTCAGTCTCATGGGCATTGATACAGAGAAAAAACTCATGACACAAGATTTGCGCCCAGTGCAGATTACTTATGATGCTTCCATCATCAAGGACATTTTAGCCTAATCAAGGTCTTTGAATGGCAAAAGAGAAGAATTGTGCTCTTATGCTAACATTGCCGGTGCCTGCAGTAGTCTTGGCACTCACTTGATTGCTGTTGGTTATTCCGCGAAAAGTAAATTCATCATTTGCTGACAAAGCAAATGCATTGGCATTATCAAAATTATTCTGATCATATACCAGGATGCCTTGACCAGTTGTATTTTTTACAATCACTTCTGAACAAACTTGACTAGGAAATGATGATAATGTAGTTGCAAGAGATAATGCAAATGATTTGCATTCATTTACATTGTAGTATGTTGTTCCGTTGTTTGTTGTTGGAGCGGGCATGCAATTATTTAGGGCTAGACATTATTTTTTATAAAAAATGTTGAACTTGCCTAAATATAATGCAGATTCAATTGATATGAAAAATATACTTGCTTGTATACTGTTATTCTGCACTGCTCTTTTTAGTGCTCCCATTGCACAACTCAATGAGTTTAGCGATAAAATCGATGGAATAATTCAAAAGCAATCAACAGCTATTAATGTTAAACTCAATGACATTGTTGATGAAGATGCATTCATACGCCGCGCATACCTCTCAATCATAGGCAGATCTCCCACATACGAAGAGTATGAACTTTACAGCAAAGCACCTGTGGAAACAAGACGTCAGCAGGTGATAGCATTCTTAATGAAGCATCCCGGCCATGTGTCTCACATGTTTAATTTTTGGTCTGAATCTTTGCGCTTGAGAGATCGTCTCACCAGCATCAACAATTTCTCTGGAGGCCCCTACATTGATTACATCAAAGATTCAATTGCATCCAACAAGCCTTACAACAAGTTTGTTAGTGACTTGTTGACTTCAACTGGATCTTATTATGACAATCCAGCCACTGGTTATTTCTACAGAGACTTGGGAATGCCCCTGGACAATCTCATTGCCACAGGCAAAGTATTCATGGCAACAGACATTGGTTGCGCTCAATGTCATGATGATCCTTTTCAAGATTTTACGCAAATGCAGTTTTATAAAATGGCTGCAATGTTCACTCAAGTGGAGTTGAGAGGCAGAGGCAAAGACAAAGATGCAGCAGTTGCTGCTCGCCAAAAAGCATTGAGAGAAGAAGTTGATGCGCTTATCAAAGCTGATCCAATGAAGAATAGAGGACTCAATAATCAAATCAACAATTTTGTTGCAGCAATGAGGGCCAATTTGGAAGTTGACGAAAAGCGCACTCTTAATTTGCCTCATGATTATAATTACAAAGATGCCAAACCAAATGATGCAGTTGAACCAGCCGTGTTGCAAGGAAAAACTACCATCAACAATAAAAATGACATGCGCAAAGATGTTGTTGCATGGTTGGTAAATCCAGAGCATCCCACTTTCACCAAAAACATAGTGAACCGTTATTGGAAATGGGTATTTGGAAAATACATCATTGACGATTATGACAATATTCACGACAGCGACAAGCTCAATGGTGAGTTGATGAATGCATTGGCTAAAATTTTCATTGCTGTTAATTATGATAGCAGGCAGTTTCTGTATGTGCTGTACAACACCAAATTGTTTCAGCGCAAATTGTATGATGGAGCTTATTCCAATTCAGACAAATTTGTATTCATTGGGCCAGTGAAGCAGCGCTTGAGTGCAGAGCAGCTTTGGGATTCAGTATTATCCATTGCTGTCATTCATCCAGAATCATTCAAACTTTCATTTCAAGATGAATATGTCAAAGTGATGCAATACACCATTGAGGATTTAACCATTGATAAGCTCAAAGCTAAAAATGAACTGTATCAAAACATCATGAGAACCAAGTATGATGCTGCTTCGAAATATCGCAACTATCCGCTGGTAAGAGCATCAGAAGTAAATGATAACAGCACGGTGAATACTATTCTTGAGCAGCTTGGCAGAGGTGATAGAGAGCTCATTGACACATCTTCAAGAGAAGGTTCTGTTACACAAGTCATTTCATTTATGAATGGACAATTGGCTGAAATAGCCATCAACAAAGACACACATCTTGCAAAAAATATAGCTGGCAAAGCTTCAGCTGATGTTGTGGAGATTATTTTTAAATCAGTTTTGTCTAGGGAGCCAACACTTGAAGAAAAAAGTAAATTTGCTGGCGTGCAGGATGATGACATTATCTGGGCACTCATCAACTGCTCAGAGTTCAAATTTAATAAATAATTTTATGAATACAATAAACAGACGCGACTTCATGCTTAATCTTGCATCAGCAGGGTTGGGCGTAACAGTTCTACCACATGTAGTTGCTGCTCCTGCAGCTAAAAAAGCAGAACACATCATTTATCTTTTTATGAATGGTGGCATGAGTCATTTGGATACTTTTGATCCAAAAACAAATGCAGAAGTAAAAGGTGAATTCAATTCCATTGCAACAAATGCTGATTATCGTATTTCTGAACATTTGCCTCTCATGGCCAAGCACGGTGATAAAATGGCCATTGTTCGCTCCATGATGGTTACAACAGGTGATCATGCAGGTGCACAATACATGCAGAGAACATCTTTTAAAAAGATTGGAACAGTCATTCACCCCAACATGGGTGCTTGGATGTGCCATTTTACAGAAGATGGCAAGCCAAAAGTTATTCCACAAAATGTATTGATTGGTGGTGGTGCTGATCACCCTGGTGCTGGCTGGATGCCCAAAAAGTATTCTCCCATTCCTGTTGCTGATCCTATGAGGGGTCTTGATAATACCAAACTCAAAAATTCAGCTGAATTTTCCAAGAGGATTGCAATTCTTGATAAGCTTGAAAAAGATGCTGACAAAATCATTAATCCGGCTCAAAAGTCATATGCTGAGTTTTATGATCAAACTATTCGCCTTCTCAACTCAAAAGATTTAGATGTATTTGATCTTTCCAAGGTGGATCAAACAACCAGAGAAAAATACGGCAATAACCGATTTGGTCAAGGTGTTTGCCTGGCAAAGCGCTTGATTGAACAAGGCAGTTGCAAGTTTATTGAAGTATCTGATGGTGGCTGGGATACTCATGTGAATAACTTTGAGTCTCTTGAAAATAAACTCAAGATTCTTGATCAGGCTGTTAATGCTCTCATCGAAGATCTCAAATCATCTGGCTTGTTTGAAAAGACACTCATTGTGATTGCAACAGACTTTGGTAGAACGCCAAACATCAACATCAACAATGGCAGAGATCACCACCCTGGCGCTTTTTCAGGCGTTCTCATTGGTGCAGGCATCAAAGGTGGTCAAGTGTATGGCAAATCTGATGACAAAGGCATGAGAGCCATTGACAACATTGTGAGCCCTGCAGATTTTAATGCTACCATTGCTGCAGCTGCAGGATTGCCTGTTGAGGAGATAGTCATATCTCCAGAAGGTAGACCATTTAAAATTGCTGACAAGGGTACTCCAGTCAAGCAATTGCTTGCATGAAAGATATAATATTAATCTTTGGACTGCCTGGAAGCGGCAAAACTACTTTGAGCAGCATGTTGAAAAACATGCTGCCTCATTGTATACATTTAAATGCAGATGAAATTAGATCAAAATTTAATGATTGGGATTTTTCTAAGCAAGGGCGATTGAGACAATGCAATCGCATGAAGCAATTGGCAAATGAAGCTGCGACAAGATTTGTAATATGCGATTTTGTATGCCCAACAATTGAATTTAGAAAACATTTTGATGCATCTTATGTAATTTGGTGCAATACACTTGGAGAAAGCAGATACAGTGATACAAATAAAATTTTTGAGACACCATCATCATCTGATTGCAATCTCATTGTTAACAGTTTTGAAAAAATGAAAGACGCAGCAATGCAGGTGCAAAATTATTTTTTTTATAAATACAAGAGTGAAGAATCAAGCATATCACTTTGAAATAGAAGATTTAATTACGCAATTTATAACTGCGTTTGATGATTGCATAATCAAGCGCTTTGCAGGTAATAGAACTTCCAAAGATCAAATATCAGTGAGGTATGTGTATGCACCCAAGCAGCGTGTAATTTATGACATTGTGAATGCTGGCAAAAATCTCACTCTCCCAGCAGTATCAATCAGCATTGCATCCATAACAAGAGATGCATCAAGAGTGTTTAATAAACTTGATGGCTTTCATTACCCCTCAACAACTGTAGCATCACCTGCAGCATTTTCCAATCTAGTTGGTTCACCTGTTCCAGTTAATGTTGCAGTTAACATGAGCATCATTGCCAAATATCAGGCAGATATTGAGCAAATTATATCAAATTTTGCAGCATACTCCAATCCATACATTGTACTAGTTTGGAAAATACCTGCTGCATTTAATTTGAGTCAAACGTATGAAATACGTTCAGAGGTAGAATGGAGCGGCAGCATTGCTCTTAACTATCCAGGAGACATGGCTGCAACTGACAAATACAGATTAACTGCTGATACATCCTTTACCATCAAGGGTTGGTTGTTTCCTCAAGCACCAGTTGATCCTGTTAAGAACATATTCTTCATTGATGCTAATTTTTACGCAACCAGCAAATTATCTGGAAACCCAATTAATATGTCATATGCAAAATATGATGATTATGCTACACTCAGTGCAGCTAATTTCAACGGATTTACAGAAACTGTTTATATTTCTGCTACACCAACTATCACTGATGCATATTACAGCAATTACATTGGAATTGGTGATCGCATGGTTAGCAACGTAAGCATAACACCATTTATATCAGGAGGAGTAGTTACAATTTTCGGCAAAAGATTCAATGATACAAAGTATGTTGCATTGTGTAGTAACAAGTTGAATAGTTTTTATGGAGCATTAACAAGCTTCAATTTTACATACTATGATGCAATAAGTTGTTATCTTGTGCAAGATTATAACATACTCAATGATAACATTATTACTATCAACATACCTCCCATTTCTGCAACAGGGGCGTTTAATTTTGTTGTTTTAAATGAAGCTGGCTACGATACAACGTATAGTGCTGAGGGTGCTACCTTCATTATAAAATGATGGCAACCATTTGTGTAGCTGTCTTGTTATAAATAACTAAATAAACGCAATGAATTCTACTTACAGCAGCCAGACCAACGTGCAGCAAACTTTTGGAAGACAGCTCATGTCATACATTTCTTCTAAGCTGCCATATGCTGGTTTCAACATTCTTGATTTTACAGAAAAAGAAAATCCTAAATTTAAAACATTTGAAGAAACAGGAATTCGTCGCAATGAAGCGCTTTCTAACAATTCTGTATCTCAGTCCAATTTGTTTTCTGGTGGATACGGTGAATTTAAAGAAGTGGGGTTTTCGGATCTCATGTATGCAAACGTGCAAAATGACAAGGGTGCCCGTTTGCAGGATTATAGAGTCATGGCAGCATTTGCAGAAGTTTCAAATGCATTGGATGAGATCTGTGATGAAATGATTAATAGAGATGCACAAAATAATGTAATGAATTTGCGCATCAAAAACAAGCAACTTGATCCAATACAGCTTGAGACGTTGCAGCTTGAATTTCAAAAATATGTTCAATTTTTTGATTTGGAAAACAAGGGTTGGATATATTTTAGAGATTTACTGACAGAAGGTGAATTGTATTTTGAACATATTATTCACAAAGATTACACCAATCAAGGCGTGTTGGGGGTTGTTAGAGTACCAACAGAGTTGATAGATACAGTTTTTAACAATGTTCAGAACATGATAATAAAAGGCTTTTTGTACAGAAAGCCTATTTTTGATGTTGCAAATCCCAAGAAAAAAATTGAGGAAAAAATGATTCCAATGCAAGAGAATCAAATTGTTTACATCAATAGTGGCATCTGGAACCAAAACAAAACAGTGAGACTTCCTTTCATTGAAAATGCAAGACGTGCTTACAGACAGCTTTCATTGATTGAAGATTCCATTGTCATATACAGACTTGTGAGAGCACCTGAGCGTCTCGTTTTCAATGTTGATGTAGGCAACATGGCTCCACCCAAAGCAGAAGCATATCTGCGCAAACTTATCACACAGTATTGGAGCAGCAAGACTTTTGACGTTGATCAAAATGATGTAGCAAAGAAATTTAACCCGCAAAGCATGCTTGATAGCTTTTGGTTTGCAAAAAGAGCAGGTTCAGAAGGAACAAGCGTGACGCAATTGCCTGGTGGTCAAAATTTGGGTGAATTAGCTGATCTCATGTACTTTGTTAAAAAGTTGTATGAATCATTGAAGGTGCCAGTCAATAGACTTGATCCACAATCACAAATTGCTGATGGCAGCACAGTGCTGCGTGAAGAACTTAAATTTGCTAGATTCATTATTCGCATGCAGCAATTGTTTGCATCTGGAATTAAAAAAGGCTTCATGACTCACTTGATGCTCAAAGGCATCTGGAAAGAATTGGAACTCAAGGAATATTTCATTGACATTGAGTTTAATCCACCTACAAATTATTATGAATTGAGACAAAGCCAGCGCATGGAACTCAAGGTTACTAACTTTAATAATCTTGCTTCAAATGCAACTGTTTCACCAACTTACCTGCAAAAGAAAATTCTACAATGGACAGACTTGGATATCAAAGTCAACAGAGAGTACTTGCGCAAAGACAAAGAATTTGAGTGGGAGCTTGCACAAATTCAACAGTCTGGACCATACTGGAAGATTGCAATGGGCAGTGCACCTGCTGGTGAAGGTGGCGGTGACATGGGAGGCGGTGGTGGTGCT